CTCCGAAAATGAAAAGATACAATTAGCAACATACCGATTTTTACAGTATTTAGAAGCTAATAAAATCTTTAAATTTTTTCCTGATAAAGAGAGTGGAAAATTTGACTTTGTAAAAACTACAAAAAATTTCATTGCCATATTTGAAGAGAGCAAAATTAAAGACTTTGTTTTGTCGGATTTGCGTTCTAGGGGTTGTATTGATGCCTTTGAATTAATGGCCAACAATACAAGCTATTTTAACCCAAACTTTTTATCAATGGTTAAAAGTATTGATGTAACATTTAACAAAGACGATGCTAATACTTCATATTTATATTACAAAAATGGTATAGTTAAGACTACTAATGACAAAATAGAACTATTAAAATATTCAGATATTACAGATTTAGTTTGGGAAAACCAAGTAATAGATAGGGTAATTGAGTTAAATAATGAAAGTCAAGGAGTGTTTAAAACGTTTTTATGGAAATTATCTGCCGAAAATGTAGAACGTTATTACACCCTTAAATCTGTGATTGGTTACTTAATGCACTCATACCAAAATGAAGCAAAGCCGAAAAGTATTATTTTTAACGATGAAATGTTAAGCGATGATGTTGCAAATGGTGGTTCAGGTAAGGGTTTAATACATAAGGCCATTGGAAAAATTAAAAAGATAATTACAGAGGACGGAAAAAGCTTCGACCATAAAAGTCAATTTGCTTACCAAAGGGTTGCAAAAGATACGCAGATATTTTTAATTGATGACGTTCCAAAGAACTTTGACTTTGAGAATTTATTTAGTGTAATTACTGAGGGAATGACCGTAGAGAAAAAAGGACAAGACGCCTACCAAATACCGTTTAAGGATAGCCCGAAAATATCCATTACAACAAACTACACCGTTAAAGGATTTAGCCCTAGCCATGAGCGTAGAGTGTTTGAAGTTGAAATTGCTAACTTTTTTAATGCTGAACATACACCACAAGACGAATTTGGGCACTTGTTTTTTGTTGATTGGGATATTGAGGAATGGAAAAAGTTTGACAATTTTATGATTAGATGCGTACAATTCTATTTGAAAAACGGTTTAGTAGCTTCTGAAAAAGTAAACTTAAAAGAACGTAAATTTAGGAATGAAGTAGGGTTGGAATTTATCGAATTTATGGAAGCACGGTCCGGACAATTTAACGGTGCGCCTTTGAGCCGTAAAAAAATGAGAGAGGAATTTAACTCCGAATATCCGCAACTTGCAAGATTTAACACACCGCAGAAGTTTAATACTAAGGTAAAAGAATATTGCAAATTTTACAATATCAATTTAGAAGAAAATAAATGTAACGGGGTTGTATGCTTTTATATTGGCGGTATAAAAAACGGTAATACTAACAATGATTTATTAGTAGATGATGAAGAAGCACCTTTTTAATTTAAGACCTTACCAAAGTAAGGTTATAAATGATGTTTTAAAGCATTTAGAAATAAATAATAGATGTTGTGTTTCATTGGCTACGGGCGGCGGTAAGACCGTGATTTTCAGTAACTTAGTAAATCATTTTAAAAATAGCAAAGTTTTAATTTGCGTACACCGAGAGGAATTAGTGCACCAAACCTCAAAAACTTTACCGATTGAACATAACTTGATAATTCCAAGCCACAAAAACAAGCAAGAGTTAAATGTAACCGTTGCAATGGTGCAGACCTTAAATAATAGAATTAAAAAAGGTTTGGTAAATATCAATGATTTTGATTTTGTAATAGTTGATGAATGCCATCGGGGGGAATTTATGAAAGTAATCGATAAATCTGTTTACAATAATAAATTAATCGGATTTACTGCAACGCCAAATTATGAAAAAATCGAAACTATAAAAATAGGTGGAGAAAAGTACAGACAAAAAGTGCCTTTAGCAAAGTATTACGATACATTAATTAAAGGCGTTGAAATTAACGAATTAATCGAGCAAGGGTATTTAGTGCAAGATGAAAACTTTACTTTATCAAATGAAGATTTAGGATTGTTACAAGAAGATGACAAAGGCGGTTATACTGATGAAAGTCAAAGTTTAGTGTTTGGATCTCCTAAAGCATTGCAAAATAGTTTAGATGTTTACAACGAATATTGTAAGGGTAAAAAAACAATTATTTTTAACTCTAATACTATTGTAAATAAAAAACTTTATGAATTAATGTTGGCTAACGGTGTAAACGCTAAAATGTACGATAGTAAAAATAGTGAAGAACACCGCTCGGAATTGATAGAATGGTTTAAAAATACTCCTGATGCCGTACTTTTAAACGTGCATATTTTTACAACTGGCTTTGATTGTACAGATGTTGAGGTTGTATTTTTGAATAAAAAAACTAAGTCAATAAACCTATTTTTACAAATGGTTGGTAGAGGTGGACGTATTACCGATAAAATATTTAAGCCAACTTTTAAAGTTATAGATTTAGGGGCTAACATTGAAGATTTTGGAAAATGGAGCGCCCCTCGAAATTGGGATTTTTATTTTACAGATAGTGAACGAAAAAAAGTTGGTAAACCTCAACCAGCTAAAACAAGGATTTGTCACGTTTGTGAAGCTATAAATTCGGCTAATAGTTTAACTTGCTTTAAATGTGGAGCTGAAAAAAGGTTTACAAATGGAAATAGCGTAGTAGGTATTCCAAAACGTGAGGGAAAATTTGTTTTACCTCCAGCTAATGCAGTTGTTGATTATTGTACTAAAAATAATTTAACTACTTTACAAGCAACTAAAATTGTTTACGGATATTTGGTAGAAATGATAAAAGACTTTGATTATCATAAATTTGAAGTAGTGTTGTTAAATGGTAAACTTTACAAGCGATTAAAAGAAGTGTTAACACCTTACTATTTTGCTATTCAAAAAAGTGAGTTAGATGGAAATCGAAATAGGCGTTTTGATACTTTTATTGATAATAGTATTGAGGCAATGAAAAAGTATTATTCAAATCAAATATAAAAATGGAAAAAACAGAAGACCAAATCCAAGCTGAAATCTTTAAATGGTTTCACAACGAGTATTGTACAAAATTTAGTAACCCTAGATGTTGCATTTTCGCAGTTCCAAACGGTGGACTACGTTCCAAGCACGAAGCAATGAAATTAAAATCAACAGGTGTTGTTGCTGGAGTTTCAGATCTAATCGTGCTACTACCTAACCGCTGTTTATTCGTTGAGGTAAAGACTGAAATCGGAAGACAAAGCGACAAACAAAAGGAATTTGAGCAAATTGTTAAAAATTTAGGCTTTGAATATCAATTAGTTAGAAGTTTAAACGACTTTTTAACGTTCATTAACGTGTATATAAATTAAATTTGTGTATATTTGTAGAAACAATTTAAACAATTAAAACTATGGAAAAATTAACAAAAATTCAAGCCGAGTTAAAAGCTCCAAAGGGGCAATACAACTCATTTGGTAAGTACAAGTACCGCAGTTGTGAGGACATCCAAGAAGCGGTTAAACCTTTACTTAAAAAGTACAATGTTTCGCTAACCTTAAGCGACGATTTGCAAGTAATCGGAGAAAGGTACTACATTAAAGTAACTGCGGTTTTAGTTTGTAACGAAACAAAAGAAAGCGTATCGGTTACTTCATTTGCTCGAGAAGAGGAAACAAAAAAAGGTATGGACGGTTCACAAGTTACTGGAGCATCTTCAAGTTACGCAAGAAAGTACGCTTTAAACGGTTTATTTTTAATTGATGACACAAAGGATAGCGACGCAACTAATAACGAAATAACAACTCCAAAAAAGCCAACACTTGACAAAGCAAGATTTAACGGTGCCTTAGATAGTATTAAAAAAGGCACTTACTCGATTGAAAAGTTAGAAGAAACTTTTGAATTAAGCGAAGCACAAAGAAAGGAATTAAATAAATTTATTAACGAAAAAGCGAAGTAACATGGAAAATAGTAAAGAATACACCCGACTAGCTAAAGAGGGTAAATTTGACCAGTTACCTGATACTTGTGAGTTTTCCGAGCCTGTGGAGTTGGAGATTTGGGATAATGAATTATCGAGATATTTTCGTAAAATTATAGGTAAATTCAAAGGTAATTATATGGATATTCATTGTATTGGATGGAAAAACGCCCAACTACCCACCGAAAAAATAGATTTTTTGCAGTTCAAAACTGGCGATGTTGTGGAGGTGGAAGAGGAAAATGTATTTTATGGTCAGTTGTGCGGAATGGATGATTATCTAATATTTATAACTTTTGGAATTAGTGAAAATGCCGAATTAATAAAGTGCATAGAAAAAGAAAAAATAAAATCAATAACTAAAATCAAATAAAATGGAACTAAAAGTAAGATGTTCGGAACTTAGCAACTTAATGACTAAGGGCAGAAGCAAAGCCGAGCCACTAGGCGAAACCGCTAAATCATACATACAAGAAAAAGCAAAATGCGACTTCTACGGTTTAAAACCTATTTTAGAAAACAAGTATCTTAGCAAGGGTATAGCCAACGAGCAAATTGGGATTGACTTAGTTAACCAAGTTAGATTTATGGATTTTGTGAAAAATACCGAGCGAATAGATGTGGGGTGGTTGACTGGCGAGTGTGATATAAACGCAGAAGACCGTATTATTGATATAAAATGCAGTTGGAGTTTCGACACATTCCCAGCGTATGAAGAAGAAGCACAAAAATCTGTTAAAAAAGCTGGTTACGATTGGCAAATGAGGGGTTACATGATGCTGTATAACAAAGAAGTTGCAGAAGTGATTTACTGTCTTACTTCAACACCTGATCTTTTGTTGACATCTTGGGATGACTTAACCATGCATAAGGTGGACCACATAGAAGCCGAAAAACGAATTACAGCGGTTCGAATTGAAAGAGATTTGGAAATAGAAGAGGAAATAAAAAAACAGTATCAAATAGGGAATGAATATTATAAAGAGTGTATTAATCAATTAACAACTAAAAACCAACAATCATGGATTTAAAAGGAGAAATTATTAGAATTTACGACACAAAACAAGTAAGCGACAAATTTGCAAAACGTGAATTTGTATTGGAAACAGCGGAGCAGTATCCGCAACAAATCTTAATCCAAGCAACCAATGAGCGTTGCGGAATATTGGATAAGTTAACGATAGGGCAAGAAGTAACTGCAAGTATTAACCTTAGAGGACGCAAGTGGACGGATAAAGACGGTAACGATAAGTATTTCAACACGATTGAAGCTTGGAAGATTAACTTTGGAGAAGCAACAGCCCCAACGCCAAAACCGACTAATGATTTACCATTTTAGTTATGAAAATACAAGCAAAACAATTAAGTAACCTTGTCGATGACTGCAAGGAGCTTATAAAGGAATACATGGAAAAAAATAATTTAACAATAAATGCAATGGGTGTAAAGTGCAAGATACACCCAGCGCAGTTACATTTATTCTTAAGCGGTAAAGGTGGGTTAAATTTAACAACTATGCAGAAAATAGGGAGTGTAATTAGTAATCATTAACTTTATAGGTGGGGTAATTACTCCGCCTTTTTTTTATTAATTTTTTTCACTAACTTTGTAACCTATGAACTTTTTTAAGAAAATAAAGGTAAAACGAGAATTAAAGGAAATCGAGCAACAACTTGAAGCACTTAAGCAAATTAAGTTTTACGAGGCTTTGATTTTAGCCTTACCAACGGAACAGCTTAATGTAAGGGTTGGCTATATGGACTTTGTACTCGAAAAAGACGATAAGTTGAAACCAGTAGTTGATAAGATTTTGATAGAGGAAATTAATAAACAGATTGAAAATTTAAAGGGTAAGTTATGAGAACCGAAATGGTAAAGATAAGCGAGGTTAAAAACAATCCGAACAACCCAAGAGTAATAAAGGATGATAAATTTGAGAAACTTGTAAGGAGTATTAAAGAGTTTCCGAAAATGCTCGAAATTCGACCGATAGTTGTAAATGATGATATGATTGTATTGGGTGGAAATATGCGATTAAAGGCGTGTAAAGAAGCTGGTTTAAAAGAAGTGCCGATTATAAAGGCAAGTGATTTGACCGAAGAGGAACAAAAGCAATTTATTATAAAGGATAATGTAAGCGGTGGAGAATGGGATTGGGAAATGTTGCAGAACGATTGGAATTTAGAGGAATTAGACGAATGGGGTTTGGATGTTATAGGTTTTAATTTAGACGCTGAGGAATTAGGTACAGATTTTACTTTACCAGATGGAGACAAAGCACCTTTTCAACAGATGACTTTTACCCTTGCTGATGAACAGGCGGAGCAAATAAAAAACGCAATAGCAGATATTAAAGAAACTGAAGAGTATAAATATTGCGAAACAATGGGTAACGAAAACAGCAACGGAAACGCACTTTATTTAATCGTAATGCAATGGGCAGAGCAAAGGAAATAATAGTAAAGGTAATACCAAGTAAAGTAGCAAATGAGTTTGTAAAGAAACATCATTACAGCGGAAAAGTTGCCTCGACTGGTTTGATTTGTTTTGGAGCGTTTTTAAATAATAAACTTATTGGAGTTTCACAATGGGGAAGACCGATAAATAAATATTTACATTTACATATAGTTGAAAATACAAAATGGAATGATTTTTTAGAATTAAATAGATTAGTTTGTATAGATGACACGCCAAAAAATACTGAAAGCAGATTTATTAAGATTTGTTTAATGCTAATAAAAAAAAATGCACCGCAAGTAAAATGGGTTATGAGTTTCGCAGATGCAACACAATGCGGAGACGGAACTATATACAGAGCAAGTGGGTTTGTTTTAACAAATATAAACGATAGTAAACAGCTTTATGAATTGCCAAACGGGGACACCCTACATTTAATGGGTTTACAAGGTGGACAGCACGGAGCATTAAGAAAAAAAATGTTAGAGAGTGGTTATGGTAATGCTAAAAAATATATGGTCGAGGTTTTAAAAGGAAAAGTATTAGTGGGTAAACAATTAAAATACATTTACTTAATAGATAAATCTTGCAAAATAACAGTTCCAATATTACCATTTAGTAAAATAGATGAGATGGGAGCGGGAATGTATAAAGGTAAAAAAATAACATTACAAGAACGTAAAGAAAAAATTTAGTATATTTGTATAAAATGCGCGGGTAGTTTAAATGGAAAAACACTTTACAATCCAGTAAGGAGATAATGTTCGAGTCAATTTCCGCGCTCAATCTTTAAAAATAATGGCATACGATAGGAAAAAAATATTTGAACAAGCTAAAGATGTAATCGTTAAACATAAGTTGTTTTGGATTGAAGATATTGTTGCCTTTTTACCTTGTGATAAAACAACTTTTTATCGTTTTTTTGAGCCTGAAAGCAACGAATACAACGAGCTAAAAGAACTACTAGAGCAAAATAGGGTTGAATTAAAAGTGTCAATGCGTTCAAAATGGTACAAGTCAAACAGTCCAGCATTGCAAATGGCTTTAATGAAATTACTCGCAAATAAGGACGAGTTAAAACGCTTATCAATGCAGTACAGCGATGTTACTACGAACGGCAACGAAATAAACCAAACGCCTATAATCGTGGCTAACAAGGAAACCGCAGACGCTTTAGAGGAATTAAGAAAAAGATTTGAAGATGAACAGGGAGAAATTGGCTAACATGTACCGTTTTTCTAGGCAAATACAACAGCTCCCTATTTAATTAAAAGATATGATTTGGAAAAGACAATTAAAGGTAAAAAAGATAGGAAGATATATTGATATTGAAAAACCTAAACCAGCAAAAAAAGAGTTTGAGATAATGCTAAACTTATTAAAAGATGCTGAGGAATTAGATAGTGCTAATCAAGTTGAATTATCTTTAGAAGTTTTAAAAATGTTAAGAAAGACAATTAAAAAATATGAAAATTTACAAATACATTAACAGACTAAATGAAGATAATATACTTGAAATGGTTATTTTAGCTCCAGACATAAAAACTGCAAGGAAATACGCAAATATAGAAATTGAAAAACGAGGTTGGGCGGAAGCTGATACAGGTTATTTCATAGAGGTTAAAGATAAAAAACAAACTATTTTAGTTAGTGTTTTTAAATCATAATTAAGCAATGAAACTAACGAAGACGTTTCATAACACTTTAAGAGCCTATTTAAAAAATAGCAGATTTATAGTAAACAAGGGAGGGTCTAGAAGTGGTAAAACCTACTCTGCCCTCCAACTGCTTTATATCATTGCAAGAGATAGCAAGAAGCCTTTAATTATTCATGTTGTAAGCCATAGCACCCCTCATTTAAAGGACGGTGCTATAGTTGATTTTGAGCACATCCTAAACGGGCAACAGGTTAACATTGACGCCATACGAACGCAGAACCCTCACACCTACAAAATAGGGGTGTCAGTAATAAAGTTTATT